CCATTTGAAGTTTGTCCAGAACTCTTCATTATGACCCACTGTTTTTGAACATACGTGTCCTAATTCGTGAATGGCTACAAACATCATAGTGTTGTAATCAACAAGTTCTTCGTTTGTGTTTCTCTGGCGAAGACAAAATATAATAGCATCGCCTTTATTTCGTGTATGGCTTGTAAAATTACTATCAGGTGTTGACTCGGAGAATACTGTCCTGTCTTCTCGGAGGTTCTTATATAAACGTTGAGCACGAGAATCTTTTGGATATTTTTCATACACAGTATCTCTAAATTTGAAACACGCGTCTTTGATTTTTCCAAGTTGGTCGGCAGCACTTTGTTTGTCTTTTAGATCTCTAACGATAAATGTGTCTCCACTCGAAGCCTTTACTGCTATTGCAGGATATCGCAGACTGGGTATTACTTTTGAAAGAATAAACATAAATACGACAAACCCAACTACAAATGCGAACATCTATGAGTTATTCTCTTTTCAAAAAAGAAAAACTCAATCTATGAAATCTATTTAGAGACCAGAAGGAACACCCTTTCCAGTCTTAAAATCAGCACAGCCTTCTGGGTTTAACTGCGAACCAACTTCAAGAACACGTCTGTTGTTCTGAACAAACGGAATCGTTGAAGCATTGAAGACCGGCTGGGGACCAGCACGGCTAATAGGGGGGTCAGACCGAAGTTGAAGGTTTGGGTTCTTGTTCGACTGGCAGACCGTGTCTACACCAATATGGTATCCAGCCTGTAGGAGATTTCTTCCTTCGGGAGAACCTGCGGAAGGAGGGTTGCTGGCGAGGAACTGAGTGGCTTCAGGACTCGTCTTTGGTAACAGGTCAGTAGGGTTCAATCCATCGCGAGTGTAGCAGTTGGCATGGTCCGTAGACGGAACCGCGCTGCGCCCGGCGGCACCACCAGCGGCGGCAAACTCTGACTTGGAACCAGAATATCCACCAACAAATGTCTCTGTTGTCTCCTCTCCTTCTTCTCCCTCTTCCTCCTTCTCGGCTTCTTCCTCACCCGCCTCGTCTTCAAATCCTTCCGCGGCGTCTTCCTTTGGCTCCGCTTCCTCCTCAGCGTGCTCCTCAAACCCTTCGCGTTTCGGTGTCATTCCTGGAATCTGGATTACTCCAGTGAGAATAAGAACTCCTCCTAGGAGAAGAAGCCCAACCACTGTATAACCAACAACAGTAGAAATGTTGTTCTTTGCCATGATCAGTTCTATATACTCGTGTTAGATTTTTGATATTCAATGAAGACCACGCCTCCTGCGCAGACGCTCTAATTCTTCTCTCGCTGCATCAAGATTTCTCTGAACTCTTTCAAACCTTTCTTCATCATCGTCCTCATCGTCCTCATCGTCCTCATCGTCCTCGTCGTCATCATCATCGTCTTCATCGTCTTCTGTGTGAGCGTCATCTTCGTCCTGAAAATCTAAAGTATCTGTAACATCATCAATCGGCTCCGAAAGAGAATCTGTAAGAGATTTTGTTTTCGTAGACACCACGTCCAGAATTATATGAGGCAAAATCTTTGAATTTTCAACAATAATACCCGCAACTCTAATCACAACATTTGATGCGGATTCCAAAGAAGAAGGTTCGCAAGGAATATTATCAGGAACGGTTAATACACTATGAATAGTTTCTTTGGGTGGGGAAGGTGAAAACCAGTTTTGTATCTGTGGGACAAAGGAAGAAAGGGTATCTTTACAAGAACGTATAAACTTATTTGGAAGTCTCATTTTATTACCATTCACACATCGTAAGGCCTCGGTCGGCGTTATATTCAAAGAAAGACCAGGATTAAAGACAGAGCATCTTACTTCAGTTCCGTTGATTGTAATCTTTTGAGGAAACGGAATTTCCATATCTACCGGTTATGTGTCTTTTGTCATTGGTATTTTTCCGCAGATGAAAATAAGATGAAGGCTCGGCAAATACTCCGCGATTGTATCCAATGGATCGTCCATGAAATACAAAATGATGAGGCTTATCCTGAAATAGAAAAAAACCTTATTGAACCTATTTTAAACTCTGTTTTGAAAAGACTTCTTCCTTATATTATAACAAGTTCAATCGTGTTTTTATTTATTTTGGTATTTCTTATCATAAGTATTACCTGGTTTTTCCCTACTCAAAACATTGTGTCCTGAATACGGCATTGAAATCATAATTTACCATTCAATATGTGTCCCATCCCACGCAAAAAACTCACCACTTTTACTCTTGTCTAAAGAATGAATAATTTCATATAATTTTGAAACTGAAAACTGTGTTGTAAAAAGCTTTTCTGCTTTTACATTTTTTTGAAAAGGTTTTGAAAGGTCAGTATCCGTGGTTCCTGGGTGAAAAGAAATTATCCATATATTCTTTCTCTTAAACTCGTGAGATAGTGTTTTTGTAGCCATATTCAAGGCTGCCTTTGATATGCGATAGGAATACCATCCTCCAAGACGATTATCAGTTATAGAACCGACTCTTGCTGAAAAATTTACGACCACAGAATGACTTTTTGTGTTTTCAAGTAAAGGTAAAAGTGATTGCGTTAACATAATAGGACCAATCGTATTTATTTGAATACTCTTCATAAGCCATTCGCGCTGAATATCCAAAAGCTTACGCTCAGGTGTTTGCAGATAGGACGCGTTGTGTAAAACACCTGCTACGTTAAAAAGAGTGTCTACATGTGAATATTCAGATGATACTTTTTTAGAAAACTCTTCAATAGAATCTTGTTGTTCAAGATCTAATTGTAAGACTTGTAATCGTTTTGTCTGCGATAAAGGATATGATTTTGGATCTCTACATGCCGCGATTACTGTGTTATTTGTTCGTTGTAATGTCTGCTTCACAATTTCTAACCCTATTCCCCGGTTGCTACCGGTTACAATAGATACAGGCTGATTCCCGAGAGTATAAGATAATAATCTATGATTTCTAATATTTTGAGTTATCTTCTTCCTCATTTTCGTTATCATTGTCTAAAATGAATATAGTTTGATATTTAGACTGTTAATCTAAATGTATTTAGTATATAATGATATAATAAACGTTGAGTTTTAACTATGAATTGGACGAATATTGCGGAAAGATATTTAGAGATTTTTTTTGGGATTACAGATTCAAAGGGAATGAATCTCAAATTAGTTATCTCATCTGATGATGCAGTTACATATCTAGCAAACCATTTCCGTCGTGCCGACGCATATCGTGAATCATTGCTTGGCTTTGAATGTAATGATTGTGACACCTTCTCAACAGAAGAGCAGAGGGCAGAATGGTTTAGTGAGAAATGGGAAGATGTTTTTAGAGCGATGCAAGAGACTTCGTATTTTATTACGAATGAAATCCACCGAAACTTTACCGGAAATCAATCAAATCGTTTTTATAGATTAGCCGGTACTGTTGATTTAAAAGCAATTCGTGGTATTCTTTACAAGAATTTACACGAAAAAGACGATAGTGAAAGTTCTATCGCAGAAAGTGATTATGAAACAGATTAGTTATCATATGCTGTTTTATATTGAGAAGACCACTTGCTCTTTTCGAAGGGCATTAGAGTATATTTGTTTAGGTTTGACTTGAAATGTGAAGACCTTGATTTCATTTCTTGTTCACGAGCAGTTAAATTATCTTGAGCCATTTTATTTGCCTCGTAGTTTCTCCAGGTTGGAGGTTTAACACCGAAGCAATGGACACCATAACGGGCAGTTCTGTCACGAACTGTTCCACCATTTAATCCAGGCATACCGCATTTATTCTTGGTAGATTTGTCTGTAGATTCTTGAAGCTTTAACCAACTTTGTTTTTGTGTTGGGAACACGATTTTATGTCCAGAAACCCATCCATATGAACACCAATCAGCCCCATTTCTCCAGGCATCATACATATCACTCATTGTCGCAAGACGCGCGCCATATGCGCGACAAAGAGGTTCTGCATCATTGTATTCATAAATATTATCCTGAACAAGGAATACTTCGGGGTCTTTTATAATTTTATCAGGAACAACCACTGTTGCCTTAGCATTTCCCGTTGGTTCCGCTGATTGTGATTCAGTATTTATAGGGACATCCTCTTTTGGGGGATGCGCACTCACCACAACATCCAGACCATCGTCACTCTGCCTTGTTCCGATAGAAAAGGTTTGACCTTTCATAACTCTTGAGATAAGTTCTTGACCTGGGGGAGTAATCAGGATAATACCGACAAATACAACAACCAACACGATCATTGATATTATAAACATCTAGGGATCTTGAGATTTTACTTAGAAGCAAGTTCAAGTTCATCGTCCTTTTCCACAATATCTCTTCTTTGGTACACTAATGCATACACAGAAGATGAGCAGGTATCAACCTTACTTTCTGGAATAGTCTTTGTTCGACTATCGTCGCAAACTTGCCATGTCTTTCCACCGGGGTTTCGAACTATTGCTATATAATGTCCTCCACCAAGAATTCCATAATGAAGAATGATTCCTGTAAGGTCGTATGTATTAAATTTCTTGTCCAATCTTGGACCAACCACATATTTTCCCATATCCAGATCTTTTAAGGGGAAACTAATTGCCGTATCAATCTTTTCACCCATCATAGTAAAACGTTTGAGAGATAAAATTAGTGTCTCTGGGAGCCGCCATATTCTCGTTGCTCTCTGGGCATCAACCTTGTGACCCGCCTTAGGACTGGACCACTGGTCGTCATTAATCATATTTTCGGTTGTAAAATACTTTCCAAGACAATCATAGATACTTATTGACGTCTTTTTAACATTCGCAACCGCCAGATTAATACTTGAGAACGGTTCAAATGTGAAAGACTTCTCTTTTGTTTTCTTACTTTGAATAATTGTCATAAACTGACCATGAAATAGTGGCGTTAAGAGGGTATGATACTCTTTTTCAAAGTGAGTGCACCAATTTGCGTTTGAGAGAATATCCAACTCAGTTCTCAATACATCTCCTGAATACTCTCCTACAAATGTTTTTGAAGACGGCTTTCCTGAACTCTTTAAGAATGGAAATGTTTCGACGTCAGTAATTTTCTTGGAAACACCTTTATGAAGGACATCTAGGAAGAACATCATAAATTCATGTGAATCATTTTGGCCATGAATCAACCAATCCATAGATTCTTCTACTGCAGCATCGCGGAAGTTTGAATAAAATCTTCCAGGTGTAATATGTGAAGGACCCTCTCGTTCTTGAGAGTATATTTCTGAAAGGTCTTCCCATTCTTCACACATTGTTTTTAAATGCTCGGGTTTTTCATCCCATTCTTCCGAATCTTTAAATGAACCGGATTTAAAATACATCGTCATGCGCCGGATTTTAAAGAGACACTGTAACGCCGAGTTAATAAAACAAGTATTGCCCAAATTAGTAATCCCAATTTCATATTTCTTTATCTCCATCCTTCTCTATATTACAATACAGTGATATGTTAAAGTTAAATCAATTTAAGAACCCTTTTGATTAAATCTATTTTACGATCTTCTTGACGACGGTCGTTTTTATGGATATTCTTGTAATGTTTAAAAATATTTCGTAATGACTCGAGGCACGATATTCGCTTTGTTATATCCGCATTACACATCTTTGAAGCATTTGTATTTATAGAATTAAAAAGTTCGGTTGAGGTAATTGTTGGTTCAACTTTTGACATATAATAGCAGAAATGTTGTAATATAATACCAATCGAAACAGAGTCTAATGTTGATAATGTTTTAGCAATAATATAATTAAGAGATATTTTCCTTCGTAATAATTTTATAATACTCAATAAACATTTACAGCGTAATGAATACAGGTTTTTTCGTGCGTTTTCTGGGAATCTGCTTTCATCAAATGGATTCACGATTCCTCTAAAAGATGGAATCTCATTCATCGTTTTTACTAAATCATATGACATTCTCCCAGTATTTTTACCCTTCTCTAAGAGATTTTCAATATGTTTTGGCATTTTAATCAGCGATGATATTAACTTTTCATTATTTATAATGTATTCATAAAAAATCATCTCAATGGGTATCTGCTGGTAGTCTTTTTGGGAGTAGTCTTTATTTATGATATTTTTATATACAGATTTATTGGTTGACAATTCACCGAAATCAATCATACAAAAATCTAATGTTTCGGGATCTATCAGAATATTGTTTATATGAAGATCTGTATGATATAAATTGTGTTTCTTAAGAGTTGCTCCTCCAAATAAAAGACGAACCACCTCCGTTCCTAAATACGATAATGGAGTTGTGTCTCTTAAGCGTTTGAGAGTATCTCGTGGATTTGAAGATATAAAACTATAAAATGTGTCACCATGATCTTTCATTATAACCTGTGAGATCGGTTTACGAGTGTTTTTTAAAGAATCACAACCTTGTCTTTTTAAAAGATATAAAAGGTTTTGTTTAGAGTTCTGTGTTTCACAATATTCCGTTCTTTCAGGTGTAAATAAATGGTTTGAGTCTATATGTGTTAGTATTTTTTGAATTTTTGATTCTTTGATTGCCTTGTTTACACTCGTGATTTTTCCTATCTCACCTTTTTTATGTGTCTCGCCGTCTTTACAACTAACGGGGGGTGTTACAACACAGGATGTAATTCCCTTTCCAATTACACGCATCTAATCTGTATTATCATTTATCTGGCATTCTCTAATCCAACATCGTAAGACCTGATTCATTTTAAGATTTCCAGTATCTCCGTTTTTCACAAATTTTTGGAGAGCAGCTGCAGTAATTTCGTTGGGATGATCTATCTGTTGTGTTACGTTTCCAAAATCGTTACGAAGTAGATTCTCCGTTACACTTACTCCTTCATATACAGGTATAACCTGATATGTGTGATCTCTTACCGTTTTTGCGTCGTCATTAATTAACACAACTCCGTGCTGTCCTTTATACTCCCATAGTCCTCCTTCCCACGTATCTGGGTTTGAAAGTGTCTTATTACGTATTTCTTTGGGTTCTACCCAGTTTTGAGGCATTCTTTTGAATCCTAGTGATATATAAAGTTTTTCCCAAAGATATCTTTTTTGTCTCTGATGGATATGTGATAACTCATGGACTAAAATATCACGAAGTTCCTCTTCGGTATTGTCTTTTATAGTTTTTAAAGATAAGAACATCACATCTCCGTGTGTATGAGGATAACCTCCTTCTGTATCATTACTTGTAATTGCTATTTTGAATATCTCATTCAATGGTAATGGATATGTGGTTCTCGCGTATTGATATGCGTCGCGAAGCAATTTTCTAGACTCCGAAGGTATATCGTCCCAATGAATATATTTAATTGTGTGTTTTCGTATGTCAATATTGCGCTGATTTAATGTGTTATAAAAAGAATCTGCAACTTCTTCTGCTTCATATGGATCCATAATGATATCCGTTATACTTTCTATTTTTTCGGTTTGACCTGTGTATTCTATAAAACCTTCATTTGTTCTATAAAATAGAAATCCTAAGATAAAAAATATTGCCACCATACATACAACAACCGCGTACATCTATTACAAACCGGTTTCATTTATTCATTCTTTTAAAGATACAACTCCGTATCTTGATATACTGTATCCTTTATATTTATCTTTTTACCGGTTTCATCAAAAAAGAAGCTTATTTTACATTCGGGTCGTCTATGTTTATTTATTTGCTCAAGTATGTTTTCAAATGTACTGCCTGTCGTGGTTGAAAATGTAAGAGATGTATGATTACCCCATCCCCTAGGAGGCGTATCTGCATATTTATGTGTAATTGTTATTTTGACAAAAGTATTTCCCATCTAAAGCTCCTTTTTTTTGAAGCCAAATGAATGGAGATTACCAGAACGCGTTGAAATCGCATTATCAATCGCTTTTCGGAATATCACCTTTTCAATATCACTATCCACCATCCGCTCTATCAGTAAATCTTGACGCTCTTTTGTTGGCGGATCTAAAGATTGTCTCCAATCCGCACGTTTAAGGCGGAATGTTTCATCGCTAATACTTGAATCTGGAACTTGAGTCCAGAACAGACGAAACAGTTGTGTTAGAGGCTTCTGTATCTGGTTTGTAATGTAATGTTTGTAATCAGGTTTAAGTTTATTTTCACGCATAAACTCTGGTGTTTCAATCCTATCCCCTTGTTTTTTAGAATCCCGTGTTTTACTCGCGTCAAAGTATACAAAGGCAATGCGATCGTTAGATTTTGGTTTATTACCCGGGTCTCTTACGCCAATTCTTTCAGCGAGAACCTTATGAGCAATAGATTCTGGATTTGCGTAATGAGCACGAAGAGATTTTGTTATCGTTAGTTTTTTCATAGAAATACCCCCATCAGTTAGTTTCTTTAGGATTGTCTTCGCGACATTTACAGATTTGGTTAGATCTCGTTCTTTCAGAATTGTATCTACGACAGATTGATATATCTCTTTCACAATCGGCGCATTATCACGTCGTTTAAGAACGACACCCATATTTGTCTGCTTACACGAATCAGGGTCTTCTTCATATTTCATTCCAATATATCGTTTCTTTGAGAACAACATGAATGGATAAAACGTCTTTTCATACTCAAGACAATGTGGGGCTCTTAATCCAGCAGTTAACATTGTTTCGGCTTCTTTTGCGAGTTCGATGGAACGAACTAGAGCATCTCGTCCTTTCATTGGTGTTCCATCGTCGTTCTTCGGTTGAAACATTACAAATACTGAATCTGTGTCGCCATACACATATTTTGCATCACATTTTTTAGTCTTGTTGTTTCCATATGCTCTCTCAATTCCATACCTCGCATATTCTAGAAGTTTTCGCCCGGTTGCCGTGGTTGATGCTGCTAAATCTTGGAAGCGGATTTTAGAGTTTTTAGCACCAAGAGCACCATACAACGAGTTTGCGGTAACCTTATATGCCAACTGGAGAGAGTTTAGAAGTCCCTTTTTAAATGGATCTTTTTCCTTTTTCATTCTCTTTTTTGTTTCCTTTCTCTTTCCAAGTAATTGCTGGAGAATGCTTCCAATAATACCCTTTTTTCCATCTTCAAACTGAACAAATGTACAAGTTCTGGTCCCGACACAAATTTTTTGTGGATGTTTTCGTTTATCTTCTGGGTCTGGTTCATAGCGATTAAATGTGACGTCTACGCATTTTTCTTTTCCAAGTTTGTCAGCGAGTTTCTTATTCCCGCGTTCGCTTACGATGTTTCCATCTTTATCTTTATCACAAATATACACAACACTATCATGCGAAATATTCTCTGAAATCATCGATGAAGGATATAGACTACTATAATCCAAAACCGCCACCGGCTGTTCAAGATATAAACCGGTTTTAGGTTCCAATACAACTGCTCCCTCGTAAGAATCATTCATCTCACGAACGGTTGGCGAGTGAAGAACGGGAACGATTAATCCCATTCTTTCGCATTCCGCATAAAGAAGCGATGCCAACTTGATAGTTTGACCACGAAAGAAGATATATGAAAGAGGAACCGAGCAGACACTTCCCATTGCCATAGCATTTGGAACAAGATCTAGTTTTTTCAACAAATCCAACACCAAATCACAATCTTGAACACAATATTTGGCAACAATCATTCTGTCCTTGGAAGACCCCTTCTGAAGACGGAAGATTTCGCTTGGAGGAACATCGTCTTTTGCCTGCGTCCACCGCGATGCTTTGGATAAATCCTCCGCGATATCTTTATCCATAACATTCACACATAGTGTTGATTTTTCGTGATCAATCTCACAAATCTGTAGTTTACCACCAATACTCTCGCCTTCGTGGTCACATGCGTGCATATATCCTCCATTTTTCAAACCAAATGTATTACTAACTGCGAACTTTACGACTGAATCACTGATATCTTCTTTGCTCTTAATTCCTCCAAATAAGAATGATTTGGCAACGTTATCCAGTTTATAAGAATCTAAACTCGGGAAATTTCGGCGGACCGCAGCACATAAATCAAGAACGATTCTACCGGGCATTTCAATCGTTTTTAAGAAGTTATCACCCATAGCGGCGCTTGAAAGTGTTCGTTGTGTATATCTTGCGCGTGTTTTTGGGAATCTTGATAGACTTTGTGATACGAGTTCTTTCGTAATCCCTAGTTCTTCACACCGGTCATAAATGTATGCCATATCGAAGAAAGTGATGTTGTATCCCGTGATAATGTCTGGATCCGTATTCTTGATTAATGAAATCCACTCGCGGATAAGGTTTATCTCGGCATCTTTCTGGTCTGGTTGATCAAATGCGACGGTTTCAGTCATAGGAACTTTATCACAAGAACCAAGAGTCACAATATGACGAAAGACAATATCATTATTTCTGTAAAATGTAGTTCCAATTTGAATAATACGATCGCCTTCCAGTTCATAATCTTTCCTTGGACGAAGTTTACTTAAAAGACATTTTAAGCCCCAGGCTTCGGGGTTCTTAATCTTAGAAGACTTATCAAACGCCCTCTTAATCTTATCAATAAGACTTTCAGTAATTATTTTTTCGATATTTGTTTTTGTTATTTTATCAGAAGATTTCATATGTATTTTTCCAAACAATTCTGTTTCTTCTCCAAGAATAGCATCTCTTAGTTGAGAACAAATTACGGCGGATGATTCTTCGTAATTTTCACCTATAACACGGATTTCTCGTTCCCAGTTTTTCTTTGCGAGTGGGAAATCCCCGTGAGTAGAATCACACTCAATATCAAAAGATGCAATCAACAGTGGGGAAATACCTTGATCTGTGCTTGGCTGGAGATTACGATAATCATTACAGATTGTGTGATGGATTTTAAATATATCAGTGTCATCAGAATCACTAGATTCACCGTCTGTTTTTTTCATAGAAGGATGCATTTTCGTATCGTATTCCCATAGACCACATAATATTTTCACCCAACCACAGGCTTTGATATTAGTAGCGTGAATAAACCGAAGAGTTGGTTCAAGATTTGCTTCATACAGCATAAATGATTTAGTCTTACCATCTTTGAACTGAATCTTTGTAGAATAGTCATTTGTATCCAATAGAATTTTAATCCAGTTGTAATATGATGACTTTGTCTTGAATCTCAGTTTGTAATAACGCTCCTTAGAATCTTCACCTTTGTACCAATAAAGGTCCTGCCTTATTTCATAGGTAGTTGGGAGAATCACATCTGATAATCCATTGCGTAGATCATCTTTTGCCGTACTCTCTGCACCTTCTGGATTTTCTTTGATTTTGTCAAGTTCTTTTTCAAGTAGTTCACGTGTCTCATCATCTAGGTCTTGGTCCCTCATTGCACGCGAACGAATCCTTGCCATCAACTGTGAAATAGAGAACTCACGGGTTTTATCGGATTCTTCTATAAGTTCTGGTCCATAAATGACATTCTTGAACTCAACATCGCGAATCATTTCAAGTCTTTTCATTGTATCTTCCCCAGTAACATCTTCATCAGGAATTCTAACATAGAAGAACGGGCAGAATCCACGAACACGGGTTGTAATAGGCATCCCTTCAATGGTAGTTCCTGTCATCATGATTTCGTAAGTTCTTCTATGCGTTCTATAGTCATACGAGTCTCGGTCAGCGATGTCGGTTACTTGAAACGCCAGGTCTCCATACAACGGACTAGATGAAGGACGGAGTGTTTCCATATTAATATGAATACGTGTATATATTCTTGAATTATAAAATCAATTTGAATATTAAACTTTGTACTATTTACAGAATATATGGTCGTTCCTAAAAAACCTAACCGACGGAAACATAAGAAACAACGGGCGGAAAAATCGTCGCCAAATGATCCTCATAATATCAAACTTCAACGGTTCTTTCAAGCAAATTCACTTCATAAGCAGATAGAAGAAAAACTTCCAGATATTATACCAGAAATTGGTGCCTTTGAGATGGCATTAAAAGACTGGGTTTCATACGGAAAAGAAACCAGTGGTTCCTGTTCGGTTGATAGTTTACACAAGACTTTGTATTGGGTTCTCCACTCTGACATTAGACAATACCCTGAAATGTGGCTCAAGGATTAATTTTTACGTTTGTTCTTTTTACGTGTTTTCTTTTGAGATTTCTTTGAAATCTTGCGAGACTTTTTTGATTTTCGTTTAAGAAGTTTATCTGTGGATTTTCTCAACTGTTTCATAAGATCCTGTTCGCTGATCATATCTACCGTTCCTTCCGCTACATCCGCGGTTGCCTTTGAAAGACCGACTAATCCCTCTGTAGCCTGTTTGAGGTATTTTTGAACCATTGGAGAAGTATGAGTTCCTGCAAGTGTCCCCCCTAAAATGGTTGCAGCAAGTGCAGACTCAATGAATCCCTTTCCCTTTTGCGAAGGCTTATCGGCCATCTCCATTAACATAGCCTCAACGATTTTAGTAAGATTTTCAAGTTTTCTTTCAACACCTTCTAACGATTTTACCTTGGTGTCTCCGTCTTCACCTGGAGTGGCTATCATAACAGTTGGAACACCATCAATTTCTCCAAGTGATTCGTCGTATTCACCACTTTCGATTTTAACCGCACTCCCTTTGTCTTCGCACATTTCAGGAATAAGTTCGCAGATTTTCTCATATTCTGGATAATATTCTTGGCAGTAAGGGCACGAAGGTCTATGAACTAGAACTACTAGCATTTTCATTTTTCCATCGCGGATTTCTCCCATTTTTTCTTTAAGACGCTCCATATCAACAGAATGTGTATCGTCGTGACTTACGACCTCCATTTCTATAAATGTCAGTCATAAAAAAACAAGAAATGTAGATGTACCTACTCATTCTCATGACTATCCTTGTGAGTGTATCCGTGGTATATGGAGTTACTTTGTTAATTCCAAAAGATCCAGAAATACAACCGCCAAGTATTCCCGACGAACTCAAAGATACATCTAAGGAGACACCCGAGGAGACATCTGTGGAAGAAAAGCCTATTGAATCTGGTGTTCCACAGAAGTCTTTTTCTTCTGATTGCTATGATAAAATCACGGAGAGATCGGGGAGAGTGTATCTGTTTAAAAGTCAAAAACCCCTTCAAGAAGGGAGTAATCCAAAGGTGTTTTCAGATCTACCATCATATCGTGTATGGGCGGAGCAAGAACTTCATGAAGGGATACGATGTCCTATTTTATTCTTAAAGAAAGGGAGCAAATATAAACATCCAGAAGAGAAATATCCAGAGGAAATACCAATTGTAAACGCAAAGATTCTGGAAGGACAACGGCGAAAATACGAGGCCACAATAACGTATACAGACCCCGGAACAGGATTTACAAATAAACCCTACCTTCAACACCCTCCTACAAGCATAGATGAATATGAATATAATCTTTACAAGCGCACGGAGACCGATGAGGAGAATTTCAAAAGTTCTACGCGAACACAAAAGAATCAAAAATTGGATTCAAATGTAAGAGACCCAGTAAGACACGTAGGCCACGACGATTTGATTGAAAAATCCAGATACGAGGCGCTGGATCTCGGCGCAGATCAAACACTGCCGATTCCACCAAGAAACTTTAGAGATGTACCCGAAGAACAGGTTGTAAAAATAATAGAAAAACAGGATCCATACTTTAAGGGTGCAGAATTAACTCGCATTGGAACAAGTAAATATGAAATCACAGAAATACAACCCGAACGTGAATCTCGCATTCAGGATGACATAAAAAATGAAGAACAAATTCTTACAAACTCAAATGTTCCTATTGATTTACTGGCGTATGGTGGAACTGTAGTCCCGGTAGGGTCTGTTCATGGCATCATATGAGAATTAAAATCCTCTACCGATGGTTCTCGTCCTAAGAAACCTTCAATAGGTTCAACCCCTGGCTTAGTTCTAAATATCACATCATAGAAGTAATATCCGGAATACGGACGGTGCAAATAAGTTCGTAACATTACATTTAATAAATGAAATGGAAGACTAATAATATCAAGAACTAGGCAAATAGGAAGCAAACCATAAAACAATGTGTCGCAACATATTTTACGACATATTGTTTCATCTACGTCATCATCACCCCAGTCATACATAATCCACGAAAGAATAATTGTATACGGTGCATTTAAACAGCACATAAATATATAAAATGATATATGTGTGATATTTGAATCAATTAATTATAATGAGTTTTCATATTCTTCTTCTGTAAGCATAACTGTTCTT